GGTCTAGGTTATCAAGCGTCAAATGTATCTTATGGTGGACCTCCGTCCCGGGCTTTCCGCAGACCTCGCATCTCCCCTTTGCCCTCAATATAACCTCTTCCCTCACCTTGTGCCAAAGGTCGCTCTTGTAGAAGTTATGTAGACGCTTTGGCTGTAGCCTTCTTGAGTTCTTCGACTTTTCCATCCACACACTCCCAAGGATAAATGTCGTTACCGAAGTGGCCGTACTCGGCTAGCCTTTGGTAAGTGATATCCTTCAATTTAAGTTCTTTGATTATGTTTCCTACCGAGAAATCGAAATGATCGCTTACGAGTTTCGTAAGTTCATCATCGCCAATCTTCCCGGTCCCAAAGGTGTCAATGCTGACACTGATAGGTTTGCTAACTCCGATAGAATAGGAAACCGCCACTTCGCATCTATCGGCTAGTCCTGCCTTCACGATGGACTTGGCGACATATCTAGCGTAATAGGCACCGCTCCTATCGACTTTAGTGTAGTCCTTGCCAGAAAAAGCGCCGCCTCCGTGATGCGCGACTCCACCATAGGTATCGACCATTAGCTTCCTTCCGGTAAGTCCGCTGTCGGCATAAGGACCGCCACGATAGAACGCTCCGGTCGGATTGATAAGAACCTCTATGCCATCAAGGGTGTTCCCAAACAAAGGAATAAGAACCTCTTCCTTGATGATCTTTTTGACTTGCTCGAGTTTCACGTCCTTCTTGGTTTGGACGCTCACAACAATGGTTTTTATATCTTTAGGCTTATTGTCGACATATCTCACGGTCACTTGGCACTTCCCATCAACACCAAGAACATCCAGTATACTTCTCTTTCCTGATGTTCTCAATCGCTTTAGAGATGTCCCTAGCGATGGTATAAGCAAGAGGCAAACACTTCTTGGTTTCGTTTGTCGCGTAGCCATACATTATCCCTTGGTCGCCTGCTCCTTCTTTGTCCACGCCCTTGGCGATATCAAAAGACTGAGTAGAGACTTTGGAAATGACCACGAAGTTATCGAAATAGCCAACATCCCTAAGGACCCTTTTAGCTACCCTTTCGAGATTGATATGAGCCTTCGAGGTAACCTCACCAAAAATGATGACAAGATTATCTTTAATCGCACATTCGATAGCCACTCTGCTGTTTTTGTCTTTAAGGAGATACTCATCCAAGATGGCATCACTGATTTGATCGCACAATTTATCCGGATGTCCCCTAAATACGGATTCGCAAGTTACATATTTTTCCATAGTTATTATTTTTCCTTTCAATTAAAAAGGAGCCGAAGCTCCAGTGTCGTTTTCTTCAATATTTAAGTCTTTGTACTTTATCTTTTCGCCGTCCCTTATGACGTAGACCTCATCGCTTTTTCCGACTTGGGCGATGTATCTTTTGACCGCGACATCAACAAACTTCTCTTCTAGCTCTATGCCGTAGCAGGTTCTATTAGTTTGCTCGCAAGCGATAAGTGTTGAAGCCGAACCCAAGAACGCATCGAATACCAAGTCATTTGGTTTTGAGCTTTGCGCTATAAGATAGGCAATCAAAGGCACAGGTTTAGAACTTGGGTGGTTCCAGCCTTCCGTTGTCGAGTTTCTAATAGAAGCAAAGTCAAAGCAGGCTTTTTGCTTTTGGTCGCCATACCATCTATGCTTCCCGTCCTTCCTCCATCCGAAGATCACAGGCTCAAAGTTGAACTTCCAGTCGGTCCTCATAAGAGGCGTATGGTCTTTTCGCCAAACAAGCGATGCTCCAAGCTTGAAACCAGCATCCTCGAAAGCATCATAAAAAATACGTGATTGGCTCGTCGCGTAAAACTCATAGATCGAAGCGTCATCTCTCATTATTTCCTTAAGGTTAGTAAACGCCTTAAGCAAGAACTCATAGGCTTCTTTGCCTTTGAGGTTGTCGTTTGAGATTTTGCCGCTAGCGCTATCTAGGTCCACGAAATAAGGTGCGTCCGTGACTACTAGATTCGCCTTGTTTCCATCCAAAACCCTCGCAAATGTGTCTTTAATCGTCGAATCCCCGCAGATCACTCTATGCCTTCCTAGGCACCAGATGTCGCCCTTCTTGCTGAACGATGGCTTTTGAAGCTCGGCATCGATATCGAATTCATCCTCTTTGACGTTTTCGAGGTCCTCAAGAGTGAAATCCTCAAATCCGAAGTCGCCCATATCTAAAGAAATGCCATCTAGTTCTTCCTTTAGCTTTTCAAAGTCCCATTCCGATAATTCGGCGGTTTTGTTATGAGCCAATGCATATGCTTTCCTTTGCTCATCGGTAAGCCTATCGAGCCTGATGCAAGGAACTTTCTTATAGCCTAGTTCCTTAAGTGCGATTAGGCGACCATGTCCCTCGACTATGATGTTCTTATCGCTCCAAACGCCTATCGGATCGTTCATTCCAAAAGCCTCAATGGATTTCTTGATTGCGTCCACATCGGCTTTTTGGTGTTTTCTGGCGTTGTTCTCATAAGCCGTGATTTTATCTATGTCTATATATTCAATTCTTAGTTCATCCATTTTTCTTCCCTCGCTTTACAAAAATTCGTCGGCACCGCCACCGCTATCTTCGTCCTCTTCGTCCTCATCAGCCTTCTGCCATTCCTCTTTGTTCTTCTCGAGCTTCTTTTCCATAAGGGCTAATTCAAGATATCTTTCGTAATATTCCCTGCCGAAATGCTTAGTCAAAAGGTAGGTCAAGGCCTTGTAGTCTGGTGCCACCTGTTTCTTGGTCCTGTGAATCTTCTTCACCTGATTGCCGTTTTTGTCTTCGATGTATTGGTCTTCCTCGATGGTCTCATAACCCATGGCCTTCTTGTACATTGCGCTTGCTAAGTCCTTTTTGAGTTCGAACTTGGCTTTGTCGATTGCCTCTTGGACATCAGGATGGTTCTTCTTCAAAGTCGAGAAGGTCCTAGGATCCATCTTGAGGGTCTTGCACATCTCAGTTTGAGTGACCAGCTTCTTGGCGCATTCGGTGATGAAGTTCAAGACTTCCTCGAGCTTTCCGGTTCTGACCCATGTTTTATAAATATCGGTGCTGTATGCTCTTTTATGATTCTTTCTGCTCACTCGGTTTCCTCCTTTCTTTACATTAAAAAACCACTAGCTTTTTCTTTCTCACTAGTGGCACACGCTATTTCCGCTTTCAGCTCTTCGATTGCCCACTCCTCAAGAGTTCCTTTGGCGGTTCCGTCCTCTAAAGCGTAGGGATAGAACTTCTTCAAATGTTCCATCTTCTTCTTGAGCTTCATTTTGCAATCGGGACACGTGTATTTGATTTTTCTTAAATAGGCCAAGCTTTTTATCTCCTTACCGCATATTCGGCAAGGCGGATAATAAACTGTGCTCAAGCGATCATAGCCAATGCGGATATCATCTTCTTTTGCCTCGTAATAACTCATACTTTTCTCATCCTTTCAACAAAAAAGCCCATGGTCTTCCCACAGGCATAGCTATCTCAACTTTCAAATCTCCCATTATAAGCTTACCGGGACTTGACAAATCGCACAAGGTCAACTGAAGGTCTTATTTTTTCTACTTTATTCTTATTTTTTCAACTCAAGGTCTACTCACATTCA